GGAGGCAACCCTTTCTCTGATCTATCCCAATCTTCCCTTGACATTGCTTCTTGCATTATCGACATAACAACCTCATTTCCCGCCTAAGCGAATGTATTGTTGTTGTAATGCAGTGTACTCTTCCACCGCTTCCTTGTGTTGTCTGTGGCTAATATCCTGCAAGGGATGTTTTGGATCGTTCATCATGACATCAATCTTGGCCTTCACCTGATCCTTGGTGACCACCCCCGGGATTGATCCGGTGGTCAATTCGTCTTCAAGGAGGGGATCTCCTATTTCAGCAAAAGCCATTACCAATCTTTTCCCGATCGCAGGAGGCAGTTGGCTCATAATCTCATCCCCGTCCACACCGAGATACTTTGCCGCCGCTCTCCTGGCGGCTTCCATCTTTCGGGTATAAAGACCACCAAATTCCTTTTTCATCCCCCGTTTCATGTCTTCAAATGCCGTTTGTTCCTGTCTGTCGGACTCTTCTTGGAAGTTGAGATACCAGTCAAACATTCCTTGCGCCTGAGAAGGAGTAACACCAAACTTATGTGCCGATTCTCTAAAGGAATTGAATAAGGGTTCGTTTACCTTAAACCCCTCAACCGTCGGAACCTTAATGTCGTACTTATCTGGACTCTCAGGGATATTCTCAATAACTCCAGCCCCCCTGAGTTTCCCCATAATGTCCTTGACGGCCTTATCCCTGTCCTCTGGTTTCGCATCCTTCGCCGGAAGTCTGATCGAACCTCCAATCATCTTCTGGGCATCTATGTAACTCTTCGCCATCCCATGAAAATCTTTGATCGGTTCAAGGGATTTCTCCTTTCCCAAATCCCCCAGGGATTCCTTAAAACCCTGGAAATGTTCAACTCCACCCTTGGACCAATCAATACCCGCAGATCCGGCACCTTCTCCCCCGATAGGGAGACTGCCCTGACTCCCTGCTACTTGTCCTTCTTCTCCCATAAAATTACCTCCTCTTATTTTGTAAACACGATAGCAACGGCCGCCGAAGCAGTTGAATTGACCGTGCCAGTAACCTGAGTTGAACTATCAATGCTGGCAATAACAGATGCCGCTCCAACTCCTGTTCCAGAAATTGCCATACCAACGGCCAATCCGGTTGTGGATGGCAACCCAGAAATTACCTTATTGCCATTAGTAGTCGTCCCAGCCATTTCAGCCCTAACACCGTGATAAACATATTCCTGATCAGCAAATGCAGCGAGGCGGGTAGTCCTTAGTCCCATAATCGTAGCAACATGGGCGCCATCCGCAAAATCATATCCAAGGCTATGCAATCCTGCTACATCAGTTTGTATGGGAGCCCTTGGCATATGGCAAACCGCAGGTCTAACAGTACCCCTTAAAATATTAACCATACCAACGTACTCTGATCTAAGCATTTTCCTCCTCCTTTTGTTCTTCTTCTATTTCAAGACCTCCTTCGGCCCTCTTTAACATCTCCTTTATTCTTTCAAGAAAATCCCTTTTTGAAGTTCTATCGAGAGTTTCGTATAAGTCTCCCTTCACATGGCATTCCCCACCGTAAGATACTTCCAGATCCTCCAACACTCTCTTCCCCGAAGGCGAAGTAAAGGTGATAGCATAATCCTGGATCATCTCCAGTTGGGCTTGATTAACCATGAGAGGTTTTCTGTCCACCCATTTGCTCCATCATCGCCTTGCCCGCGGGAGTCACATCCTTAATCCCTGCGGCAAGTCGTTCTAAGTCTTGTTTCTTCTGTTCCGCTGCCTGTGCCTTTGCTCTCTGTTCCCTAATCGCATCTCTCTCTTCTACTGATCTCATTGTCTTGGAGGGCATCCCTTCAACTTCTGCGGTATGCCTTGCTATTTCGTCCCCATCAAAATTGTCAAAAACATCTGTATAGACCTGACCGATTTGTCCTACAAGACCAATCACTTTCTGCATCCTCGTTACTTCTGCCTGGCGTTGGGACTTTGCCAGGGGTCCCTCATACTCAATATCTATGTCTCTCACACCCATACGAGCCATAATCGGAGGGGGAGGAGGAAGAACCTGATATTTCCCGGAAGTCGCCCTCATCATAATACCAAATTCTCTTTCGATAAGGGGGTTCAGTCCTTCCCCTTCAAATCTTCCAAGGGTAGGCCCGAGAATTCTTTGCATGAGCTCATATCTTACGGCTACTTCCATTTCCCTCATGTCGGATTTTTCAGGAAGTTGTAATTGGTCAGCATAGAAAACCGCCCTGATGGATTGTCTAAGTTGATCTTCTTTTATCTGAGAAACATCATAGCGAATCTTATGATCGAGGGTCCAAATAGATTCTTTGTCACGGGCAATATTCCGGCCACCTGGGAAGAGTTTCAGTGACCCAATAACTCCTCCGTCCTTCTCAAATGTAGGAGGATCAAGGTCTTTAGCCCATGCCTTGAGTCCAAATTCCTTCGCCTTGTTTAGGGTTTTTACATCAGGCAGGGCAGTATGCCCGGGACCCCTTCCGTAATCTTCACCCGAAGATTTAGACCAGCGAGGAACGATAAACGGAAATTCGTAGTATCCAGCTTCTAAAACCACATTCTTGTCATCTACCCCGATGTAGTAAGAAACCCATTGTTTCGTTCCATCCATCCTTTGGAATTCCATCTCTTTTGGATAGACACAATGAATGAACTTGAATTTTTCATCAGGTTTCTTTTCGGATTTGGCCCTTACTTTTTCGCCAAGATTTTTCTCTCCCCATTTCTTAATTGCCGCTCTTACTGAAAGCTCAAACTCTCTGTAAAGAGTATCCACTTTTCCCTCTGCATTTTCGGAAGTGCAGTATTCAGAGTTAGAGAGGGCTTTGTATTGAAGACCGTTAAACCCAGGATAGAAGATTGGCTTCTCTTCGACGAATATACAGGCTTCTCCGAATCCGGCCTTATCAAGATAGGCTTCGTGAATCTCGGAGTTGAAGTTGGATTGATGACGGGCAATACTCATTACGTTTGCACACGCCTCAAGCCAGTCCATGACTTCTTTTCTCCGGTTCAAATTTTCATCCCTAAGTTTAAAGGAAGACCAGATAGAGGATGACGGGGTAAGGGTTCCGTGCATGGATGCAGCAAGAAGATTTAGGGATTGTTCGGCGGTAGAATCATATTGCTTCGAAGTCTGTTTCTGTCCAGGGGTCGACTTGTAGCCAATCCCGATCCTTCTCGGGAAGATGTATTCCGCTATTTCTTCCCATAGAGGTTCGTAGAGAAGACGGATGCTTTTCAGATCTTCATTTCTGTCAATATGAAATCTTATTTCGTCGGTAGTAAGAGGCATCTTTTATCTCCCCAAAATAGACCGGCGATAGACGGGAGAGGTTCCAAGGATTCCACCTTCTTCTTCTGTCAATAAGGAACGTCTCCTTTTCTTTCTTGTGATCTCTGCCTTCTGTTCGCCTTTCTCCGCTGCCTTTTCTGCGGTAGCTTCCCAGGCTTTAGGTGTAGGGATTTGTTCGTGTCCAGCACCACCGACAGGAGAGACATCACCTGTGGGAGTCCCAACATTCGAAGTTGAACCTGCTGGTAATCCTGGGGCAGCACCATAAGCCCCTAAACCTTCCGCTTCGGCTTGAGCCATTGATGTCGTTGCGTCTACCGCTGGTGCATTAAAAGCCCCAAGTCCCTCTGCTTCGGCTTGTGACATTGCCGTAGCTTCTGCTAATCCTAAACCTGTTCCTCCAGTATCACCACCCACTCCCGCACCTGCATCTCCCATCTTTCTCGCCTCCTTTGCATCCCGCATTATTTTGGCTGTGACACTACCCATTATTAATAATCCTATAATAAAAATTGCGATCCAGATTCTTCGCATAAAATCAGTTCGTATGATTTTGGGCCTTCAATCCACACCCGAAATTTTCCCCTTATTCTTGCTCGCCCAAAATACCTGTTCGGCCTTATTTTTATCTTTGTAAGTTGCCCTCATGGCCTTTTTAATCTTTAATCCTTTTTTTGTTAATGGCATATCCTACCTCCAAATATTGAACTCTGTCTGTGTTTCTTCTCTTATTCCATACCCGGGTTGGAAAACCTCAAACTCCGTCTGAGACTTCAGGTTATCCCCATCCCTTCTTGGCTTGCTATACTTCACTCCGGTCAGGGTCATCCGGTAAAGGTTTTCCATGAAATGATCGTTCTCATCCCGGGGTTTGTTGTTGTCATCGTACGTCCAGCGCTGAATCTCCCAGATATGACCTTCATCCTGAATCTTGTCCAAACTCCTAAAGAAGAAAAGGGTAGGGGTCTTATTGGGTCCATCCAACATCTTCTCGACGTTCCTAATGCCAGAATCTTTGTCCTTTGTCGCAACAAAAAGATCGATCCCATGTCTCCAGAGTCTTTCCTTCAACACCGTGAAAGTGTCTGGGATATCGAGGCCCCTATTCTTGATGTAGGCCATGTCTCCCTTAGAAAGAGGATCGATAAAAACCTCCTTGATCCTCCAGGCATTTCTCGTCTGATGCCGGATGATATCGTCTGCCTCCTGCTCGGGGCTCATGTGTCCCCAGGTCTCGTCTATCACATAGACCCGATCAAAGGGATCTACGGCATAGTAAGATATTGCATTCGGGTGAGAGGGATGATGATCGATCATAGGAACCACCGGCCAGTCGGTAGGAATGTCAAAAGGATCGATGATGTGATCAGGGTTGAATGAAGGCCAGACAAGACCGACCAGGTTGAGCCATTTCCCCTCGATCCGGGCGATTCTCTCCTTCTTGCCATAGGCCGCCATGATCGTTTCCATATGCTCTTTGGGCAAATATGGATTAGCATTCATCGGGATCTCGGTGACAGAAGCAAAAGAAGGATGGACGTTTCTCACGATCTTATCAAGTATCCAGGCCTCGCTAACCGCAGTCATGGTAATAAGAAAGAGACCCTTCCCATCTGCCTTTCTCAAACCCCTAAGATTCGCAACATATTTGTCCTCCGGCAACGGCTCATCCGCCCAGACGATATCTCCTTCCCATCCCTCATGGTCCTTCGTATCTTCCTTGTTCGTCATAAGCTCAATACTGGATCCATTCTTAAACTTAAACAGAGAATCTACACCAGTATTGTTCTTCGAAGTCGTGTATTGCCCCATGGGAAGCCACTCCATTAACTTTGGTACAATAACCATCTTCGCGTGCTTCTCCCAATCCGAACAGAGAATCCTTATCTTAATCCCCTTCCTTCCCCACCGAGTCTCCTGTTTATCCCAAGGCTGAATCCCCAGGGCTGCCGAACTTACAATCACTGCCCCAAGGGTAGTCTTCCCTATCCCGTTCCCGCCCTGAAGCGTTACTACAGTCTTTCCAGCATGAATAAGCTCCAGAACCTTACTCTGATAAGGCTCTATCGGCTTAAAGAAGTGAATCTTATTCTCCTCCATATACTTCGGGATATCAACCCCGGACAACTGCTTATCATACTCCGCCCTCTTCTTGTAAAGCTCTACAAGACGGGGATTCTTAGTCTCAGGAATAACTTCAGCTTTTATGGCCTTTCTCATCCCCTACCTATCCCAGACGGAATCACAAGTTGAGGCTTTATAATCCTACTCTGTTGCTGTTTCAATGCCTCCACCATCTTCCTCAATCTCGACTTCGGTATAAACATCGAACCACACCCCAAACAAATCCACTCTCCACCCTTCCCCTGCATTGCCCCGCCCTCATTCTCTTCCACTAACGCCTTCAACTGACGCTTACAGCATGGACAAGAATCAGTCTCTTCTATACCTAAATTACGAACATCATAAACCTTTTGGGGATTAACATTGTTTGTCATAATAGCCCTTTATATTTTCGTACCCAGGGAGAGTCTACATCGATCTCCCAAATCCACTCAAGAGGGGGGGGGTGGGGGGCTCCCGGAATCATTTCACCCCCATGACATTGTGAATCCCAAGAGAGACATAATCAACATTATCAGACATAACTCCCATATATCCCAATGTAATCAGTAACTTAGGTGTGGTGAATCTTGTGAATAGGCTATGCAAACAAGTCAAATCACTCATTTACCCTCATTATCGGACATATTGTCCACTACTTCAGCTTCCTGGATCTCCCGATCGACTATCTGCCGGGCCTTAATCAGGTCGGCGTAGAAGATATTGGAGGTTGATTGACCAGTTTCCAAGCGCTCCTTATCGTAAAGAATACCAGCAGCTACGACCTTATCTCTTAATCCTGCCTTTTCTAAATCAGCAGGACTAATTGAGTGTATAATTCTATTCTGATGGAATGCGAAGATATTAGCTCTATTCTTTTTGAAGGGTTCGATAAGGTCTACTTCGTAGATGAGGCTTTTAAGGCGCTGTAATACGTTAACGCCTGAACATCCTAATATTTTACCTATTTCTTCTGGGGACAGTTTTTTATTTCTTAGTTCGATGATTCTTTCAATGGGGATATTCTTTTGGGCTCTGATGTTTACTGGATAGGGTGATGTTTGGTTTGTTTCAACTATATCTTGGGCTTGTTTACTCATTCAATCCTTTGGATGTATGCAAGGCACTTCGGGATTGGATTCTTTATATCATCTTCTTTGCCTCGTTCTTTTTTTAGCTGCGTGAGAATCAATAAATAGGAATATATACATAGATTGAAATGTTTGTCAAGAAAAATCAGCAGAGGGTAGTTATTATATTAAGTTACAGATTGTGTTTTTAGTCATCCACGTGTACGTGAATCATTTAATAATGGGGTGCCGTTTTTTGTTAAAGCCATACCAAAAATTGACTCAATCATTTCAGAGAGTTAGCTGTTTTGCTATGCAAAAAGGTAAAAAACATCTGTGTTCTTTTATGAACAGACTAATGATTTCAGGTGGTTAGATTTTGGCACAGCCTTTGCATCTTATAAAGTAAAAAATGAGAAAGGAAACCATCCATGATTGAAATCCCTATTTACTTTGAATATATCAAACTCTATAAATGCCAGCTCTGCGGAATTGATCATCTTTGGTATATTATTTGGTATCAAGGCATTTATCTTTGTGAGGATTGTTATGAATGGATCAAGGATACAGAAAATGGGAAGAAAGCCTAAAGATGGGTTTATTAGTCCTTGCAGATCAAGACAAATTGCAAGAACAAAGTTAGAAAAAGTTTTGGGTTATAAATTGGCAAGCAATATTTGTGTGCATCATATCAATGGCAACCCTTTTGACAACGACATTTCTAATCTTAAGGCATTAACTAATTCAGGGCATAGCAGATTGCATCTTAAGGAATGGTGGGAGCAGTTATATTCAGAATGCCCAAATAATTTATTAACCGAATTGGAAGAAGCGATCCGGGAACTAAACAATTCATACGATTAAGGCCTCAAATCTATTGGCTGCCCTTTTTATTTGAAAGGAGGATTGAAATGATAAAGGTTGACAACGAAAACGTAAGGGCTTGGGGTAGATGTCCACTGTGTGAAGGATACAAAGAGATCGGCCTTGTGGTCTGTTGGCCTTGTTACCGGAAATATGGCCTAAGAAATGGCAATCCAGAGGCAGAGAATAAGATCGAAGAAGCGAATAATGAGCTTGAGTGCAATTTCTTCTTTAAACAGAACAGAAGATCTGTATTTTAGCTGGAAAGAAAAGGGATTAAATTAACCCCTAATAGCCGTGAGTAGAGGGGAGGGAGTGAAATGAAGCAACTCTTTTTTATCTTAGGCTATCTGTCCATTTGGCTTTGGCTCTTGACCCGGATTTAGTCCTTCTTTTATTCGCTCCTCGCCTTGCGCAAGGCTTCCTAACCGTTTTCTTCTGATAGCCTGCTTCGTGTCCCTTCCCTTTCCAGAGGGGTCCATGCTCGGGCTCTAAAATATTGTGCTGGTCCTGCTTCGCCTTGATCCCCAGCTCGTAAGGTAAGTTTCCAGTCCGGCCACATTTTCCACAGTTTCCGTCAGGCTTAATCCATCCGCCACATTGGAACCAATGACATTTCATCTCAATACCTCTCTATTTATGTGCACTATTGAGCCCAGGATGACCCAGGACAGGCTTTTAGCGGATATGCCAATCCTTATCCCACCACCAGGGATCCTTATACCTTCCATCGGATCTCCGCCTCTTCGACAGCGCCCGAGGTCTTGACAATAAATACCCTATAGAATATCTTGCCATTTGAGGCCCGGGCCCAGACCCAACCGGAAAGAGATTTCGCAATAATCGCCTTAACTTTAACAGCCTTATTGCTCGGAGTAGATATTTGATGCCAATAAGTCTGGCCCTCAAATATAGATACCAGATCGAACACTCCAAAATAATCGCGATGGACTGGAGCCATACGCCCGCCATAGAATGCAATCCCATAGCCTGGACCCTCCACTTGATGACCAAGTGCCTCGAGGATCTTCCTAACCTCGCGGCAGAACGCTAAACCTTTGGCCCGGTTATTCATTTCGGATCCTCCTTTTGCCAATCTGTCGTTGGTATGAACTTAGCTCCTTGCACCAGTTTGAATTTTCTTGAAATTCCATTGGGATTGTAAGAAGATGCCCAATTTTTACCTTTGACAATTTTAATTCTGCCATCTTCCATTGATAGATAAAGCCTTGCCTTTTCTATACTTCTCATACCACCAAGGCCAATGTCCGTCTTTGGATTTTTCTGCAAGGCAATAATTGCTATCCCCTTTTTTAACTTATCATAAATTTGTTTAATCATTCCTCCAACCTTATAAAATTCATCAGTAATTTCTAAAAAATCAATAATATTTACATCGTTTGGCTTTATGACATCTGCAAAATTAGAGGAACGCTCCCTAAAATTGATATTTTCTTTCCAATGTACCAAATTGGCTTCGAATTTATTTAGGCGATCTCGTAGTTCCATTGCTCCCATTTCGGAAGAAAAGTAATTTATTTTGAATTTACCCATATTCATAAAACAGGTCGATAAAAGGAGGGCCGTCTTGCCCGCGTTGGCCTCTCCAGCAACCACAATAATATTTTTTGGAAGAATTTTGACCCATTCCTGAATTTCAAAAGGCCATAAAATATCAACTATTTTATCCTCAATATTAAGAAAATCAATTTCATCAGAATTAGACTCTATTAGCCTATAACAACCATTCTTTTCTCCATATCTTTCAAGTATCCCGTCATCTACCATTCTAAGTAAAGCCATGTTCCCGGCCTTTTTCTCCTGTTTTGTGGTCAGATGTAGCCCGTTGTGGTTATCTGTGGTCGTGAAGTGGCCTTTTGTGGTCAGGACCCACTGTTTTACTTCTTCCGAGATATTTCTATCTTTTCTTTCAATCCTCATTAAAGCACTCTTAATTTTAGCATCAATCCATGTTCTATCTGTATTTTCTCCCCAAGAAAATATCAATCTTTCCAATACATTACAAATATAATTTGGTTCCGCCCCCCCCTTTGTCATTGTATTCGCCGCATGGAAAAGGTCTTCATCTCTTCTGCCAAATTCAAAGTATTTGTGGTCGCTTGTGGTCGAAGGTTGTGGTTGTTCTGTGGTTCCCTTATTAAAACCAAATGCAAATACTTGTAAATAAGACAAGAGCGCATCGGGCAAGGGCGCCGGTTCGATCTCAAATAAACTGAGACCCTCAATCCATGTCCAGGTTAAACCATTTCCATTGGTACTCGGATCGACGACAATATATCCTCCGGTGGTTCTAATGTCTATCCCTGGAGCTAACCTTGCCCTATTAGAAAATCCCTCTTGATGCTTAAAGAAAAAATGTTTGCCCCCGTGTGGGGTCCGTTGGATGGGGGTGACTAAATTCTCTGGAAGGAAATCTTGAACTTCTTGGATAGAGGCTGCAGTATCGGTATCGACTACCAGAAGGCCAGATATTTCTCCAGTTACAAGAGCAATATTGGGATCTTTAAACCTTGAAAACCAATTTTGTATTTCTTCTTTTGTGGACCCTTGTTTTTGGTAGGATTCCCATTTAATAAGAGGTTTCTTATCTTGATTTACCGGAATGACGTTAAAGCCTAAATTATGATATTGTAGCGCCGATTCCAGTATCTTTTGATTTCGGGGATTGATGGACAAAATGGATTCTCCATATTAATTTCTGCATAGGTTTGGTTGAAAGGTGGTTGATCTGCCAAAGTTTCTTTGAAAGATGATATGCCAATTGTTTATTATCCCATTTTGCTATATTGGAAAACGTGAAAGAATAAACGCCTTCGTCCCCGCCCCTCATTGGATTGATCTGATTGATTATCCTCGGAGAACGATAACAGGGCTCACAGGTGAGCGTGGGGTTTTCTATGGTCCTACCCATTTTGCTACCGTAAGTTTTTGAATAGTATGCCACTCGATCAGCAGGATTGTTACAGAAGAAGCATTTGAATTGAGTCATCTTTTATGAATTTATTATCTCTTCAATTTTGTTTCTAATTTCTTTCATTTTTCCCCGCTGGGGGTTTTTATGAATTGATGCCCATACAAGCTGGCGGGATGCTTTTGTTAAAGTGCCAATATCTACAAGGCTGTAACCCTTCAATTTCAATTTATAAATCATCGTTATTGGATTCATGCTTTATACGCTTACCATAAAAATTAAAGTTTGTCAAGGAAAATTATTTTTAGATTGATAAAGATTTTACTTGACAACTCAAAAAAAGTATGATAAAAGAAAGCCATGAAATCTAATCCCATTCCTTCCGGGGATAACCAAATGTCAAATGAACGTGTCTATTATTTTGATCTGATCGAGATTATCGAGAGGTATATCGATCAGGTTGGAATCACGAAAGCATCGGCAGATATCCTGACGATGCTATCAAATCGATTATACCGTAAACTGGATGTAATTGGGCCAGCTTTATCATCCTTCTTAGATGATCAGGAAGAAGATATTTATACTAAAAAAGATGGAACAGCATTAAAAGAAGAGAATGAACCCATCTCCCCTGAGTCCACACATAAGACCAGCAATGGCGGGAGGACTGTGACGGGGGGTTAATCTTCATAACCTGAGATGGCGGAAGAGGGTAGGTAGTAGTTATTTGAACATGGCCGGTGCCTCACCACAGAGACAGCAGGGCGCGTTATAAAGGGGAGCAATGTCTGTGGCACATCCCCTACCGGCCAGAAAGGAGAAATCTTATTCCCTACTTCATTTGTGAGAAATCACGTCAGAAATTCAAACTCAGCGATGAAGTCTGCACCTTAAAAAAATGTCCATATTTGGTCGATCTTAAATGTACGGCACAAGTCAAGAAGGCGATTAAGAGGAAGGATAAGAAGGATGTTAAAGCAACTTAAAGATTATCTCTTCTACCAAGACGACTGGGCAACGATTTACTGTGGAGATTGCCTTGAAATCATGCCCCTCATGGAGCCTGAGAGTGTGGATTTGGTGGTGACGAGTCCACCATACAATATTGATTTAGATTACGGAACTTATGAAGATAATCTACCACAAACTGAATTTGTAAATCTAAACAAAATTTATCTTCTTAATTTGCTAAAAGTGATGGCTAAAAATTCAAGAATGTATATTGCTGTTAGAGAAAAAATGCTTTATTGGTTCAAACAATTAGCAGAGGAAATGGGTTTCATTTATGCTCAAATACTTATTTGGTGTAAACCTAATTTCATCGGTGGGACCAAAAGAATATCTGGAGATTGGAACAATATGACAGATTTCTTTCTCAGTTTCTATAAGGGAAAACGAACGCCAATGAAAAGGGCAGATGAATTTGGAATCAATACTGTTAATTGGTTTGTAATCACAGCACCACAGTCTAATTTTAATGAAGGCAGGGAACATCCAGCACAATGGCCCATTAGACTCGGGATCCATCTCATTGATCGCACACCATCAAATATCATTCTTGATCCCTTCCTCGGTTCCGGCACAACCTGTGTTGCAGCTAAGAACCTCAACCGGAAGTCCATAGGGATAGAGATAAACCCGAAATATTGTGAGATTGCGGTTAAGAGACTGAGGCAAGAGGTATTTGACTTTAGGAAGGAGAAAAAATGAGAAAAAAACTGATCGAGTGGCTTATCAGGAAATTACTTCCCGGATTCCATCTTCACAGGGATCCGGTGAGGAAGGAAAAGTCTATTGAGCCGGTGGAGGTATGAGATGAGCGACATTTATGAGATTGGGTGCTGGCTGGTTATCGGATGTTGTTTGGGGTATCTGACCTGGGTGGTATTTATTCCATTCCTGAAAATACTATTCTTTTAACGGAGGTATCATGAACCGTGACGGAACATTCTGGAATTGGGTACCGTGGACGCTATTTATATTCATGATAGGTATTGCTACTGGACAATATTGGCGTATTGTCCAAGTGGAGCCGCAACTTATTACTGCTCAGGCAGAGATCAAGCGAACCAATCGATTGATGGCCGAGGATTTGGCAGACATGGGCGTACGGATAACATTACTGGAGAAGAAAATCCATGGGGGGAGGTTGAAGAAATGATGATCGGGGCCCTAACCCTTCCAGCCTTAAAAGACCTCTGCCGTCTCCATTGTGAACGGTCGGAATATTGCGAGTGGCTAAAGAACAATATCATGTGCGTTTATATTAGTGGGTTTTGGAGGGAGAAGAAAAAGAAAGATGAAAGGAGGGAATAATGGAAAACGAAAAGGCTTTGCTACTAAGTGACGAAACGATTCCACCTTCGGGGGAATTGAAATCTAAAAAAGAAATCATTTCCGTATCTCGTGTAGCAGAAGAAATAGAGAAACTTATACCTCTTGCTGGAACAATCGAATTGTCAGAAGAAAAGAAGAAAATCTTATTTGCTCCAGTTAAGGATGAGGACGTGGAGATCCGACCAGATGGGTTAATCTATCTCCCTTGGATGGAATATGTTTCAAGGCTTAGAGATGCCTTTGGAGTTAGTTGGGCAATCATCCCCAAGGATATGCCTAAGTTCCAGGGAAATCATGTCTATTGGCCTTTCTATCTTATGATTCAGGGTAAATTAGCAGGCTTCGCCATAGGAGAACAAGAATATCAACCCAGTAACGCCAGGATGACGTATGGAGATGCCGTAGAAGGAGCGAAGAGCAATGCTTTAATGCGCCTTTGTAAGGGCTTAGGTATATCCCTTGAACTCTGGAAACCATCTTTTGTTAGAGGATGGAAAGAAAAGTATGCTGAGGAATATTACGATAAAGATAAGAAAAAGAACCTTTGGATAAAGAAAAACAGTAAGCAAAACACACAACCCGCAGAAGATCAAGGTAACGCTTTAAATGCTGGTCCTGAAGTAGAACAGAAACAAATCACTCCCGAGCAATCTGTTTTGTATATGAAAGAGGTTGTCAAGCACCTTGAGGGATACAAGAATATTCACGAGCTCCGCAATGGATATAAAAAACACTACCACGAATGGGAATTAAATCTTTTACCGAATGATATGGAAAAGGTTACAAAACACAAAGATGAGTTGAAGAAAAAATTTGAGGAGGGAAAGTAATGGCACAGATGGAGAAAATTGGGGCCTTGTGGATCAACCAGGATAAGAATGGAAATGATTATATGATGGGTAACATCGGTGGGAAGAAAGTCATTATCTTTTCCAATAGGAATAAGAAAGAGAGTAAACATCCTGACTGGATAGTTTACCCTCAACAATCAAGAGAAGAATTACCACCTAAAGACGAAGGAGAGGAGGTACCTTTTTAATGCCAACAATCCCATATAAAAATGAAAAAGGAGAAAGACTGTCTGGAGTGACAACCATTATCGGATCTAATCTCGGATGGAGTAAGGCCCCCTTAATGTATTGGGCATGGAACGAAGGGAAAGAAGGGAGGGATTTTAGAGAGACCAGAGATAAGGCTGCCGATGCAGGAACCATTGCTCACGCGCTTATTGAATCAGACCTGAAACAACGTCCCATTGATACTTCAAAATATCCCAAAGAATTTTTAGATAAGGCTGAAACTTGTTTCCTGAATTTCCTGGAATGGAAAGAAAGAAATCATGTGAAACCTATCGCCATTGAACCGAATCTTATTTCAGAGAAGTATCAATTTGGAGCGACACCGGATTATATCGGACTCATCAATGACAAACCTTCACTATTGGATTGGAAATCTGGCGGGGTTTATGAAGATCATTTAATCCAGGTTGCAGCATATCGCGTGGCATGGGAAGAAAATCATGGTGATATTTTATTGGATGGTGGATTCAATCTCATCCGTTTCTCCAAAGAAGAGGCGGCCTTTGACCATAGATTTAGACAATCTTTGCCTGAAGCATGGGAAACATTTTTACATTTACTGGAAATTCACAATTTACATAAAAAGATAAAAACACAAATATGATGTGGGCTAAGCGGGTGATAACCCAATCTAAGCGGACATCTCAGGAAGGGGAGGCTAAGGGGTGGTGGTGAGAACCAACCCATACTGATAAACCATTAAATTGGAACAGCCAAGTGCAGGTCTGGGCTACCTGCCCACCCTAATTACGAAGATCCGCTGCCTCCTGCCCACGCTTATGAAAGGTGGTGATGTAAACTGAGTTCATATGGAATTTGCCAAGTATGTAAGGCTTCACTCCAACAAAGTGGAACAGCTTTGGTATGTACTAATGGACATTATCAGTAATTCTGCCCCTGCATCGAGGGCATTCATAAGACCGCTGGTTCATATAATCGCAAGAGGAAAGATACCGGGGCAGAATGACCGACCTGGACAGGGGCAGATGAAATGGTGCGGTGGATTGCGATCCAAGGGACAGCCAAGAACAGTAGGGAAAAGCATTTATTGGTCGTCGATGACCCCTCCTGCCCGCACATAAAATAACTCCTGAGCCAATTGGATGTGCTCGTCACACTAAGCCCTATAAAGGGATGAGGGAATTAGAAAGGAGAACATTATGAAACATACACCTGGACCCTGGAAAGCACATTTTGATGGAGCAGGTACACCTTTTTATAAATATAATCAATATGTAACTGCGCCCAATCGTGCTGGAGAACTCATAGCCAAAGTACAAAACATGGAAGAAGCAGAAGCCAATACTTACTTGATCGCTTCGGCTCCTGAGTTATTAGAGTTCTGCTACGCAGTGGCACAAGGGCCATATAAAGATAGTGATCTGGGGAGTTTACTGGAAACATATCAGGCAATAGCCAAGAATCTTATCGCCAAGGCAGAAGGTTAACCCATGCCCTATATCCAATGCCGCAACCGAAAGAGTTGGTCCAAGGTGAATACAGATATTTGTTTCCAGATTGACGAAGGTAAACCATGTCGTAATTTAGAAGTAACTGATAAAAGCGAGTATGTGGGACATAAAAATTAAAAGGGATAACTATAAGGGTCATGAATTTACTTGGTGGAATAAGAATTCTTGGAGGGTATTAAAATCATAATTCTATAAACAACTTTATGGGGTGGTGGCTGGTCGCAAAGCGAGAAGCCTGAGTCAATGAAACTTGTGGGATGAGAAGTCCTGCCCACCCCACGCCTGAAAGGAGGTTTAGAGATGTCAACATACTTAAAGATCAGATGGGAACGAACCGAAGACAACTCACATCACGAAGAGGTTTGGGAGAGGAAGAATGATGGTATATTATTTATGATCTTTCAAACAATAACCAGTCTGATTCACATTATAGGGAGGTTGAAAGATGATTAGGCAGGTTGAACCGGACTTTATAATAAAGATTGGGATTAAAGATGGAATAGTTATTAGCATAGACTGGAGTGAATTACGGTTTCAGAATCCTCTTTATGACAGAAAAGATATTTCGAAGATGATTTCTAAAATACAAAGATATTTATTAGAGAGGGTATCAGAAATCGAAAGGGGGTTGAGGGATGAAGATTTATCCTGATTTGCTAAATAATCCAAATGGAGACCCAAGAATTTATCAACAGCAATATGAGGATTGGTATAGAGATCAACCAGAGAAAGACGAGGAACCTATACCAGAGCCAGAGAAGGAGGTTGAGGGATGAGTAAAGAGATTGAGAAGATTGAGGCACAACTTGGTAAATGTTTATGCGAAATTTGTTTGGTAAAAGATGGACAAATTAAATATCTATTATCCCTCCTGCAGATTGCTCGGAGCGAGACAAGTCAGCGAGAGCGACTTGCCACCCGATTTGCCGGACGTAAAACTTCTCAAACTTCTGCCGATTCCGACCTCATGGCAGAAAACAACGAGGGCTTGGAGATTGAGAGACTGTATCGGGCAATAAAGGAGGATGAATGGGGAAAGGATGTTTAGGTATGAGTACTGTATCAGGCAATAAAGGAGGATGAATAATGAAACAGTCTTTCTATGGAGGTAAGAAGGGGTATGACATAGTCTGTTTTGACAACCAAGGGAAAATACAATGTTCTGGAAAGAAAAAGAAAATGCTTGAATATGCAGGAAAGTGGAATTGGGCGGTAGCAAAATTAATTCCTATACGATTTTCTAAACCTACTTCAAACAAATAGATTATTATGTTCACTCAAACATAGGACCACTATATTACCATTACTGGTGTTTGAGAGAACTGGAATTTCATGATACAGGTAACTTAGGAGGTTGAGGGAAATGACAAAATTGATTGAGAGTATTGAAAATTATTTGAACCAGCAAGATTATGGCTCTGTTATTACACAAACCTTCCTACTACCAAGAAACATGAAGATTGCTCTTCTTTCCCGAATCTCAACCCTTGAAGCAAGGGTGAAGGAGTTGGAAGAGCGAGTTGAATGTAAACAGGAAGATTGCGAGTTTTGGAAGTTACAAGATCGGAACTGGCACAAAGATTTAGAGCAAGCTAACTCCAGAATCAAGGAGTTGGAATCAGAATTATCAAAATGGCAAGCCCCGCATGAAGATGCTGATTTGCAATTTATGAAGGAACAATCAAGGCAATCTTCTTTGGCTGCACAACAGGCATATATAAACGCTCTTGAGTGGAGAGTCAAACATTTGGAATCAGACCTAAAACTAAATGCCTCTATGTTAGCAAAACAAAGTGATCTGGCAAGGGAGGCAGAGACTGAGCGAGATGGATTTAAAAATGGGCAGGAGCAATTGCAGCAGATGGTAAGTGATTTCATGGATGTAAATGCTAAATGGGTAAGAAAGATAAAGAAGTTGTGGGATGCCATTGACAAGCACGAAAAGTTTGCAAGGAGTCACAATAAGGTGGTACCATTGGTGGATGAAAAACTTTATCAAACAAGAAAGGAGGTGACAAAATGAAAAGATTGATTATCGTTTTACTCATCATGTTATTTGCATCGGTAGTGTTGGCCGGAGAGAAGGAGGAGTTGAACTGGGAATATCGAGCACTTGTTGCTGAGTTTAACGTAGCTCAACAGATGCTACCCCAGTTCCGAGCCCTACAGGACTTTGGACAGAAGTTAGACGCTATGGGGTTCACCATTAAGGATGGTCAAGTAGTAGAGAAACCTAAACCGGCGCCAGAGAAGAAGAAAGACGAGCCGAAGAAGTAGAGGAGGGGGTAGCCTATGAGAAAGTTCAAGTTTTTGGTAGTAATGGTGTTATTAGGTATTTACGGTATATGGTTTTCGGGATGCGCTGGGATTCAGGATAAATGGGAGGCCTTGAGTCCTGACGAGAAGGGAAGGATTGTCTTGAATGACTTGCAGACACAACTTGGAACCCTTTTCGATACCGGCAAAGCGTTCATCATCGCGAATCCAAAACATCAGGAGAAGTGGGCAAAAGAGATCGTTCCGGCCTTCGATGCGGCAAACAAGGCATTAAGGGTCTCGATTGAGTTATCTAAAACTAAACCGATCACTCCGGAACAGGCTTATGCCCAGATCCAACCGTTGATTAACTCCGTCATAACCCTATTGGTATCGATCGGGGCAGTTAAACCCATACAATCCCAGATGGATGTCAGCATGGTTCTTTTGCTAATCAATGGACTTCTGGCATTGGCGTTTAATTTCTGGGCTACGGCAAGGAAGGTCTTTGGGACCGAGGCAATACCATCCTGGGAGGAGATCACGGATAAGAATAAGCTCTTACAGGAGAAAATTGACGCTGAGAAGGGAGAAGCACCTCAAACACCGGCCTAAGATAGCCAGGATGACGCAGGACAAGGGAAAGGGCGGTCTGGATGGATATGGCCGCCCTTTTTTTATGTCTATTCTCCTTATTCCTATTTAGGTGGTTGAACCTGTCCACCGTTCGGCTGATCTCCTGTCCTTTGTCCTCCCATTCTCTGACCTACTGCAACGCCAAACAAGCCACTTAGGGCAGCCAGAATGATTGTGTCAGCTTTGTCTGGAATCATGAAAATACTGATGACCGAAATTATGCCAACAATCACGATAACCCACAACTTATCATTTTTCAGTATTTCTATCATTTCTTTACTCCTTTCTTCTTTTTCTTGCCCCCGATGACTGCCTCTATGGGACAGAGACAGTTAGGGCAGAGTTTAACCACCTTCACGACGTAGCCAGCCCTTACATACTTATCTAAACCAAGGTGATCTTTCATTTCCTTCCCCCAAATAACTCAATAGGGGAAAAGGAGAAATGATTCCCGTCCCCCCACCTCCCCCCCCAGCGACAATTCTCATCAAGCCCTTCCCAATACTCCCCCAGGGGTTGATAGGTTTTTGTGTCCGTAACATATCCCTTTGCATCGTAGAGAAGGAGATCCCCCGCGCACCCGGAGTAATGCAGACTATCTTTCATGTGGCCCTGTCCCTGATGATTAGTGATCTCATCGAAGGCATACTCAAAACCTAACTCCCGGGCCCTGGGAAGAAGTTTCTCTGCAAAAAGATAACTGAATTTTATTCTCGCTTCTTTAAGTGTCATTCTTCATCATCCAATCTTTTAAATCTATAAGGGTTTGCTTAATATGGATATCAAGTCGTACAGCTAATTTCTCTTGCCCTTCTGAAATTAATCTCTCTCTCCTATTATATAACATGGCAACCTTAAAACAGAGTTCGCAGGATTTCTCTTCTGGTGCTGTGAGGAATTCCTTTTCACTCATTTCGTAAATGCTCTCAAACCCGTATTTATCAAACCAACGATAAGACCCCCTATCGTTATGGCAATTACCCAATAAAGAATAGTAGCCTTTGTTTTCTCCACAGCCACCTTTACAACTCCATTATTCTGGAGCGTTTTTATTTCAACCAGAGAATTATTCATGGTTGTGAGAGTACCTTTTATATCGCTTTGCCCTTGTTCTAAGGCTCCCAGACATTTCATAACCACGCTATGTTCTTCACAGATTGGCATATTTTCTCCTATCCTTTTTGATTGTCAAGTTATGCCGATATCTCCGTGATTGTGATAGATGAGGCCATAACTCCACCTAATGACCTTGCAGATCCGTATCCATTTAGAGTTGTTGTTCCCGCCTGATTTGCACCAGCTCTAACTTTAAAGGTAGTAGATATCACAGTTCCAGCAATCATCCAATGTGTAAATATTATTTGATTCATATAGTTCGCAGCTATTGAAACCACAGTTCCAGCGGCCAAAGCATTTGAAGCATTATCTTGAAAAAGTGCTGCAAGTAGACCACAAGTTGTCGCATAACTGGTGCTTAAATTAACAACGACATCTATTTTAATAAGATTAGAGGCATTCTTTGGAATAATTGCCAACGTCAGGTATTCATCACCTTCCGTTTTTTGTGGTATACTATCGTCAACTACTATCAAAGTTGATCCGGTCGCAACTGCACCAGTTTGAAAATTGACTACTTGAACCACCCTTTCGTATGCCCATGCACCAGCACCTTTCAGAACTTTTGCAGTATCATTTGGGGCTATTGGACAAAGCCCATGTGCTGTCACTGAAACATTCCACGTTGTAATGTTTGTTGGAGTGCTATGCAAAGTAGCAGAATCTAAAGGATGTTGTATAGGGGTTTGCGAATCGGCTAACAAACCAGATAGGCCGGTAACGGTTATCTCATCTATCCCCCCATTTTCATGATCGTCCCCATGAATAGGAAGCGGATCTCCTGATTCCCAGGTAGGAACGGTGACAATGTTATCTCCATCAGCATTCCAGGCAAGAAATTCCCCTGCCGCAATAGGAACCGTTATATCTCCTAATGTACTCCATACTGGAACCTTAAGAACATTTAGGGACATATTCTTGAGCGCTTGGGCCAATTTAACCAATCTATCTATTGCCGTCTCAAGCGTCTCCGCTGGCAATTTATCCCCTTCTACAAAGTCTGCTAATTGGGTTAATGGAAGATCAAGGATAATAGCAATCTCAGCATTGAGAATAGGAGGAACCGCAAATACTATCGTCCCACCAGCCGGATTGTTGATCCCTGCCGCCGGAACCGTATAATCAACATCGACGTGCTGAAAGACTCCATCGACATAAACTACTATGTCTGTCTTAGTATAAATCTCGAATTCAAATATAAAGGTGTCGAGGGCTCCGGTACCGACTCGGTCATTTCGTGAGATTTCGGTTGCTACTGTCATGGTTGAATCTCCTTTAATTTTTTAGATTGCCTGAATTTTTTAGTTCTTATGTTACAAGCCCTTTTATAATCTTCAGTCATGGAAATCCCAATGGCAACTGTAGCAAATATTAATAATTATCTCTGGGGCATACGATAAATGATGCGACACCAATTTCTTTATTTTGTTACAAATTGGACATACTTCGTTCACTACCACTATGGTTTTTCTCCTTGTTTTTGTAATTCTGCCCCAAATTGTTCAAGATTTTTAGGTATCACTTCTATAATTTTAATCAACTCTTTCATCGAATCTTCAGGGGTCATTTCTCCTTTTCTAACTTTTTTGGTTAATTCATCTACTTTGTTTTCAAGATGTTTCTGTCTCAACTGATATCTCTGAAAAGGAAGCATAGACTCATAAAGTTCTTTTTTCGTTCCAATATCATAAGGGAGAAAATAATTGTGAGTTTCCCTTACCGATGGCTCAAAAAATGGTGTCTGTCTTTCTTGAAGTCTTTGGCTGAGAATTGGCAAATCCTTTTCGATTTGTTCAAGAAATCCCTTTGGTTTTCTATAAACTGGATCGATGATCGTATTGACATATCGGATCAAAGACTGTCCAGGGATAATTTGCCCTAATGTAAAGGCAGTCTGCGAAGTAAATTTAAAATCTATATCTCCGTTCAAAGCAGAAAAAAGAGATCCAATTGATTGAACAGAAGTTTGACTTCCGATAAACTGTGCGATCCCTTCAGCCGTTTCAAGAAGTTTTTCAAATCCGTCTTTGGTCAAACCTTGCTTCTGATCCTGGACATAATATTTAACGGCTGCTGGAATTGCAAAGGCCAAGGCAAATGGGCCAAGATACCAAACCGGAACCCATTTATCCCCCATCCTCACGGAGAAAGGTTTTCTTCCTGATGCATAGAACAATTCCTTTTCTTTTGGGTCAGTAGGGGGATTCCATGTTGTATCTCCTTCCATAGCAAAAATAGCTCCAATTCCCGTAAATATACTTCCTGCAATGATCTTCCCCATGGCCTCATTATTGAAATCTGCCCTTGCCAATCCCAAGGGGCTATGTTCTACCATCTGGACACCTTTGTTGATCGGGGTCTTAATAAATGGAACATACCACTTGCTCAAATAACTAAGCACGGGGAGTTTTCTTGTCTGTTCAACTACTTTTCCAACTGATTCCAATGCCTTTGAAAAATAGGAAAGATCAGGATCGCTCGGATCGAGTTTATCTCTGTAAAGGTATTTCTCCGCAAGTTGACTTGCTCTCTGGTAAGCCTCTGCATCTGTGGCCCCTCTTTCTTTCTGAATAGAAAACTCACCAGCTCCTATCAAGGCAGAGTTAAACTTATCGGATGCTTCCATGAATCTGGGAATGATCGTCAACCAACTCGGCATTTGCTTTGTTCTGGCTCTCTGAAATTCAGTCTTTACTTCCAATCCTACTTCTGGCTTTCCAATCTCTGCACCACTCTCTAAACTCCATACTTTCATAAATGCTTTGATACCATTTGGAACAGCATTTATAGAGGATTTCATATAGGCAGGAACATCCGAAACATAGGCTTCTCGTTCTTTCCCAAACAGAACCGATTTAGTCCAATCGTATGCCCCCCTGGTTGTGAGATCAATAGGTCTTGTCATGAAAGTATTGAAAATGTTCTCTCCGATGTTTCTCATGTGAGTCCTTGGAGAAGAGAGCATATTTTGATAACGATAAGCATCGATCAATTCACTCACCGAAGGAGGAACCTTTTGGGCAACTTGATCTATCATTTCAAGGGTCGCATCCGTTTTTTCTATCCCTTCTGGCATCTTGTTTATTTCTGTCATCTTCTCAAATATCTGTTTCTTCTCTTCTTTGGAGAGAGTGAACGATTCGGGTTTATTCCCAAAGACTGTATCTACCCAACTATATTTTGCTTTCGTTGCGTCAAGTTGTTTGTCTGCCCATCTTATGAATCCAGGAGGACTCAGTTTATTCCAAATGCTTGCGGCCTGAACAAAACGACCTGCCTCTCTTAGTTGCATATCATAGGCCTCAACCATCTGAATCGCTCTGTCATAATCACCTTGCTTCTGAAAATCCTCCATCAGTTTAATGAAGGTCGCTCCCTTTTCAGCACTTAAAGGTTGCTCGCTCAAGACATAATCGACGGTTTGATCTAACCCTTCAGTCTCAATCCGTTTGCTCGCCTTCTCCAAAGATTCCTTATTGGGTTGAACATAGTAGTCTTTTGCCTCTTCAGGCATTTTTTTGATTCGTTCCTTTATCTCTGGAGCGGTTTCTGTCGCCTCCTCTACTGTTTTTAGGAATTTACGGGGTCGTGTTTCAGGTTCTTCCGGCTTCTTTTCTCCTATCGCTCCTCTTTCCGATACCAAAACCTTTCCACCTGTCTCTACTAATTGTTTTGCCTTCTCCAACTCGGGCCTGATATTCTCCTTGATCTCATTCAACCCAAGCCTCCCTCCAGGAGAAGCAAGGGAATAAGCAAGGCCGATGCCTGCTCCCTTTGCAAATGCTTTCGCCTTTTCTCCTTCTGGTGCGGCCTCCATCTCCTGAAGTCCAAAGATCGTTCCCATGGTAGGGGCCTGAAGGTATTTCTTTAATGGAGCCATCATTCTGAAGACTCCATAAAGTGTGCCTGTTTTGGCAGCTTCAACTATGCCAGCAACAAAAGGTTGTTCTCCTTTTTTGGCTGCTTCTGCTGCCCCTGCCATGTAAGGAAAAGTAAACCCTGAAGCAACATCCATTGAGAATTGAGTTACACCTGGCACAAATCCGCCGACCGCTTCAGAAACAAGTTCGTCTACAAATCCTATCCCTACCTTCTCGGCTCTCTGTTTCCAGTAATCCGCCTTCTCTGCCGATATCTTCGCAAGATTCTCAAATAAACCCTCTTTCTTTCCGAACCCTGAAGCCTCCACAAAATCTGCTATCGAATCAAGATGAGCATAAAATCCGGCGGCTCCCCTATTCAGGGCGGCCATTGAATTATACCCTTGGGCAAGAAAAGGTTTTGTGAAGGAATACATAACATTGGTAAAGTTAGTTTTATTCTCTCCCATCCTTTCTCTTGGCTGTGCTATGTTCCATTCGTTAAAATAACCATCAATATCGAAAGGGACTGGGTCGGGCAAAGATCGGGGAACCAATCCCAATCCGGGAATATTTTGTCTCTGCAATGGTTCTACTTCTAATGGCCGAGTTTGTGGACTCATTTCTTTTGTTTAGCCTTCTTAATTTCTTCCACTGTTTTCTTTGCCTCTTTTTCCATCTCACTAATCTTTTCGGCAATCCCAACCTGATAATAATTTGCTAAATCTTGAGCCTTTCTTCTTACTTCCATCATCGAAGGAGCCTTTCCGGCTTTTATCTGAGTATCTATCCAATCATCAAAAGCCATCTGGGCTTTCTTAACAGCCATCGTTTCGGCTGGAGTTTCAAGCAAATCTGTGAGCATCCCCCGTTTCGGAATAATGATATCCTGAATATCTTTATATCCAAGATTTCTTCCGTCTTTGACTTCCTGGGTTAATTTAGTTTCCAGTTTAAGCAAATATTGTTCTTTGTTTCCCTTACTTAAACGAGGGCTAATGATAATAGAATTCTTTATGACATTTGGATCCACCTCTTTGCTAATGAGATCGTTAATCATCAGAATTTCTGCCGCTTCCACATTTGGTTCTATCTTCTCTTCCTTCTCTTTTGACTTTGTCTCGATCGCATTTGCCCATGTTCTTTTTTCATCTCCCGTGAGAGTCTTAGACGATTGTGCAAGGACATAGGCATTCTTTAAATTGCCATCCATGAATTGATTGCCGATCTCTCTATCCTCAGTATCATGTGCCAATTTCTCCGCTTCCTTTACTTTCTTCTCTTGTTCATTTTCCCAAACCTTGAGGGCTACCTGAGCCTTTTCAATCTTATCCTGTCTCTGTTTAGGAAGAAGGTTAGAAAGATAACCTGAATCGTGAAGATTAATAAGGGCATTCTTGGGGTCATTCATTATCGCCTTATCAGCCTGGACATCTGCCAAATCTATTCTTGTTTTTTCAACGATAGTCTTGAAACTATTCTTTAAGGTTAGGAGTTCGGTTGGACTGTAAATGTCCCTGGATAGTTCAATCAATTTTATTCCTTCTTCGTATTTATCCTTCGTTGCATAATTTGAAAGTATCTCTCCCAACTTCGCCTTTTCAGTATCCACCCATAACTTATTCGCATAATTCTTTTGCTGAACAATTTCTCTCGATCCTATTCTGCTAAGAGCAGTTTCTACCGCTGCCCTTGTCCTTACCCCCTTCACACCCTCGAGTCTTTTGTTTGCTGTCTCCTGAAACTCTTTCACCCACTCCTGATAATAAGTGTCTGGATTAGCGGTCTTCCTAAGTCTGTTTACAATATCCTCGTTTGCCGCTTCCATGTCAATTTCAGCCTGTGCCTGTTCCGTAACCATCCTGATATTGCTTTGTCTGTTCGCAATATCAGTAGAAATATTCAGGATGTCCTCACCTAACCTTCCTATTGCCTGTGAAGTACGAGTAAATCCTGTTCCAGTTGAGGTTACGGGGATTTGCTTTAATTCTTCTGTTGCCTGAATTATTGGGATTCTCATAATCACCACCAATCGTGCGATCGGCCTATTTTATATGTTCCAGTAGCCGCTGACCCAATGGCATTAACATATCCTGATGTCTGGGCATCTTGGGCTCTTTTCCCTGCAGCCTGTGCCAGTTCTGAAGCGGTCTGGTATCCTATTTCTCCACCTTCCTTGATTCTTCTTAGTTGCTCTTCACTTTCTTTTAACGATTCCATCTGGACAAGAAGGGGACTACCTTCCATTGATAGACCGGATGCACCATATCTGGCCTCCTGGGTTCCAAGTATGGCACGGTGTCTCTTTTCCTGATCTGATGCATTCTGGGCGGATATCTTTCTTGCCTGATCTGCGGCTCTCATTTCTTGATGTTTTACGGTACGTTCTGCATCTGCCTGGGCCTGACTTGATGATACGGCACTATAAACAGTTGCTCCCACCGAAGCTACAGCAACAATTAAAGGTATCGCTACTGCCATATTATTTCTCCTTTATTAAGGCATATCTATAAAAATCCCTTCCACCCAGAAACTTCCTCATTAATCCTTCCTTTTCAAAACCCATTCTTTCTACCCATTTCTGACTGACAAAATGATCCTTATCGACCGTTGTTTGTACTCTCTCAAAATGATTATTTTCAATCAATTCCTTCAGTTTTCTCCAAATTACCTTTGCAAAGGTCAAAGGATAGAGATTTACGAGCTCCGAAGATACCACCCATGCCTCACCCACCCCCTTCCAAAGAGGCAGGATGCCCCCAGAACCCACTATTCCCTCTGGGGCAACCCCTGTGAAGGCGGGTCCCCTGGCAAGGTTCTCAGAGATCAACCGAGGATTCGGGAAATTCATAAACGTGAGAGAGTCAAAATGCCTTCGCTGGATTTTCATGTAGTCCTCGGGAACATAAGGTCTGATTTCAATCACGAATCTCCCACAACCAAATCCCCTGTTATCGAAATAATGTGGGCTGGCAAGGGCAATGGTTGGATTATTGTTATCCGTCCTTCCGTGTCCCATCCCAAATTCAAAACGTGAACTTCTCCCGTAAATGGTGCGGGTGCAGAACCCATAAGATCTTCTGAAGTTCTGGCCGGTACAACCTGTCCATTTATCGTTATCCCCGTCGTCTCTAATACCCTCACAATAATCTTGTTCCATGCCTTCATTAATCCTTGAGACGTTCCAGAAATCTGCACTTCGGGTCTATTTGTGACTAATGTTGGAGTGTAGGCAAGACCGACATAAATCTCTGATGCAGGTGGATCGATTGTTAATTCCCCGCTGGCTGGCACGATTTGAGCGGGATAGGGAGCACCATCACCCACAATTACTACCGATTTACCGACAAGATGTTTTAGTCCCGAAATCGTGGTGGTTGCCGCTCCAGAATAAGTCAGTCCTGAATCTACGCAAATATCAGGATCGTAATATTCGATATACCTTTTTGTGACACCACCTATCGTCCGAATCACCATTGCCCATAATTGGTCTTTATCCTGATAAGGTATTGTCGCGATGCTCTCAAATAATCCGTCTGTATACGCCTTTGCCCATCCAACTATTCCACCCTTGGTTGGGTCTAACGTACGGTCATAGGTACATGGTAGAAGCACTCCATCTGCCCTTAATGCCCACAGCATAGAATCCGGCTCCTGCTGATAAACCAAATCAAGGATGTCTAAGTCAAATAGATGTTCAGAAGCCATTGTTATATCTGGAGCCCCGTAAGCATCTTCCGTGTAGGAATAGACAAATTCCCTAATCTTTCTGGCTGCCTTTTGTAAAAAGAGAATTGCTTTTCCAACTTTGACGGGAGCGATTAGATCCGAACTCCCATGATTGGTTTCTGATTTAATTCTGGGCGGGTCAACTGCGGTAATCGGCCCGTCACTCGGCCCTACAGCGGTTGCCTCTGCATTAAAGGCTCCAATGGAAAGGACTCTCCCGGGAGATATCCACCTAATGATATTGAGATCGGATGGTGTGAAGGAATAGGAATCATTATCAAGAACCCCAGGGGTGAAATCGTTATATTTTCCACTCTTTGATCCCCATATCGTCTGTGGATGCTCATAGGTACTGGCAAATAAGAGTTTTCCTTCGTGGAAGCATATTGCCCTCGGCCATCCATTTAGGTCTGACCATGCACCCTCACAATGGTACGTTGACGCCCCTACACCTCCAAGAGTTGTTAGAACGGTGGCGTGGAAATGGGTTGTACTATTTGAGGCATTCGCTACCAACACAACATATCCCCAGGCTGCACCGTTCAGAATTCTCCAAAGGGTTCCAACATGGTTTGCGACATTAAATAAAGGAGCAGATGCGGTTAAAAATATATTCCCTGTCGTCGCAGATGGTGTAATGGTTGGCGTATTGATCTGATCTTCGTAAGGCCCATCGATAAACGTGATTGGATCAATCGTGAAACTTGTGTGTCCAACCCCCCTTGTCAAGACCTGTGGTGGATATAATGGATGGACAAGGAAAAGATTCTCATCATCCTGAACAAACCGGATAGACCAAAGATCATCGTCGGAATAATATGGACTTACTATTTCATAAGGGATTGCAAGTTGGCAACTTACATTATCCAATTCTGCCAGATTATCACTTGCAGTTTTAAACTGAATAAAAGCACTCGTCCCATTAGCAGTAAAGAAAAGTTGATGATCGACTCCCACTGCATAAATCGTATCTGCTAATATATCATCATCCCCCGATGTGCTTCCAATCCTCACGGTTAATGGAAAGGCCGTTACATCAAATTCCAATAAATAGACGCTCTCGTCTACCGTGGTTATTTCTTGTTCTGCCCATCCAATACCGGTCGCTTCCCCACTAATTTCCATGTGGTTGGTATCCCATGTCACCGTGCCAGTTCCGATAGATATATCCAGCCAACTTGCGATACCAGCAGGAAAGTCCCCATTCGTGACTAATTCAGCCCCGTCTCCCACCATGATCTGACCGCAGTTCATAAAGAACCGGATATACTCGTCTCCGAATTCGAGTATATAATTCTGGAGTTCTGAGAATTGGAAGGGAATTAATCGTGCCTGTTCATTATTCTTGGTTGTTGCTACAAAATGAAATCCACCCCTTGTCTTTGCTCCGCCCTGCGGAACACAGAGCCAGTTACGGAGTTCTTGAACTCCATTAAAATATTGTGTGAGATCGATTCTACCGTCGATCTTAGGGGAAATTTCACCGCTCGAAAAATTATTAAAGATCGGTCTGGTCTTTGCGGACACGTTTACTCCTTATATTTTCAATGTGTTTTATCCAGTTACAATTTTTACATAAAACTTGATACCCTATTCCTATCGGCAATTAATCAAATCGTTTGATTCCCAAGGCTGTATATTTCCTTCCATCCCATCCATTGTTCTCGCCTCTCTCAATTTTGCTTCATAGAGTGCCCACATGGTCTGGGCTACCGATGGTGTCCTCGTGATCGGGTAAGCCAATTCTGCAGCAAGTCTCGCCTCTATCGCTTCTTTTAGAAGAGAATCGAATAGTCCCGGGTTAGTAATCCTCGCTATGAATTCGATATTGATAGCAGTCTCATCCGTATAGATATATCTACCTTTTATATTGAATTCAGGATCATCCTCGATCTTTAATACTCTTAAACAATAAGGAACGGTAGGGAGTGCAAATTTGTAGGCATAACCGAATAAAGGAAGGGCTACATCGTGGGCCAATGCCTGTTGTGTTAGAGCACAATTCCAGGGATAAGCTCTCAAGACTGCATCTCTCACCGATGGATAAAAGTCTCTACATAGATTAGACCTGGGTGTAAGATCATCAAATGATAAAATAGATTCATGACCGAGTTTATTTAAGGCAGCAGAACAAATTTCAATTTCCGAACTCATAATTTATCTCCTATCACTACACTTCCCGGGAACTGGTATCGAAACATCATCAATCTTAATAAATCGCATAACCTGTTCCTTGGGCTTTGGTGTTAATATATAATTCGACAGATTGACGATTAGCATCAGATAAATCAGAATTGTATACTATAACTTCTGTAATATCCCCTATCCAATAGTAGAAAGGAGCTGCGTTTTCTTTAATCACACCTATCGAAAAATATGTATCAAGAGCAGCTGTACCAACATCCAAATCTGCGGCTGTAACCGTGGCCCCTCCATCCCTATATATACTCACGGTCGTTCCAGTAAACACAAGTTCCCATAGATGTGGACGAGCATAAGTAATGGGTTCATAAGGTATTCCATCCCCGGTACCAGTTTTTTGATTAAAAGCATCATCCCATCTATCTATCTGCATATTTAATCCATAATTGTAAAAACGGAAAATATGCTCATTGGCACCATTAGGATCGCTCGAATTTACCGACGCCAATGTTCCATTATATGCATCATCAAAAGTTACTTTTTCCATTGTGGCTACAATGAATATAGACATCGGTTTATCTATGCCGGAAAAATATCCTTTGGTTGCCACTAAATTAGCCAAGAAGTAATCAGTTGATCCATTAAGATATATTGTGGAATGGCCATTTATATGGTTGTCCTTCCAGAGAGGACTTCCGTAAGCAGTTGCATTGTTCCCATTTCCACTTTGGTCTGCCCACGCACTTACTAAATTACCCCCATCCTTAGTTATCCCAAGATCAGATCTTAACCAGAGGACAAGACCAGAGATTTGTGTAGGGGAAAATACATTAATTACTCCCCCCACCATACTGCCACCAGAGAAAGTCGCGGCTGAAGTATTTCCGAGAATGGAAAATATTAGGATACAAATAACAAGGAATTTCTTCATCATTTTATCCACCATTCATGCCTTATGGTATAAGCCTTATGTTTCCAATCGTAGCAGGCGGAGATGGTCGAGTGAATGCGAAAGGGACGGAGCTGCTGCAAACCTCCCCCCAAGTGGGATCTGTCTTGCAAGCTGCCGCTGTAAGAGAGTTTGTTCCAATCGCTGCGACCGATACGTCTAACTTTAGACTCCCATCCGCCTGGGCAGGAACAGAGGCGGGAACCCACGCTGGACCCGTCAATTTGTAACTGGTAACGCCAGTCTGTGGGTCACAGACCAAAAATGGAGCCGCATAAACGAGAGATGACATGAACACGATAGCCAATGTAAGTAGGACAATCTTCTTCATAATGACCTCCTATATTCTAAACTCAAACTTTGTCACAGGGCCAAACTTGTGATTCTTAACACCCCTCAGCCACACCTCATGCTTCCCATGAGGAAGTTTACTTACATCATAAAACAATCTCTGCCTACCATCCGACATAATCATAAGATCGGTCAGAAATGGTTGATGCTGGTCTATTTTTATCTCAATCTCGTCAAATGTCTTTGGAGGTAGATCGTCGGCTGTGAGCATCAATTCCTTGGAATCAAACTGCATGAAAGCTCCCCCCAAAGCAAGTAGCCCTAATTTTAAAAGAGTACGGCGATTAATCATCGTACTGATCCTCCAATTATGCGTACTCCTCTTATAGAAGCTGAACCTGTATCTTCCAAATACCCAATTTGTTCATTTCCCGTAATATATGCCCCAATTACAGAGGAATAAGCTCCTCCTCTGCCATTGTTTTTGTTGGTAGAAGTAAATTTATAATCTGCTGGTGTAGTACCACCAGCATTGTCCCATGTTATTGCTTCGTACCAAGAATTAGCCTCATCACCATCTGCCTGTCCTCCTAATGCTGTTCGCCATAGTGCTAAAGTCGTATAATTGCTTCCCCCCATCTCAAAAAGTTGGCCATTGTAATAGATATTGTAATCACTGTAGGTGGGGGAATTAGATGCCTGCCACCTCATAGCTTTTCCAGATCTGTCCAGCACGTTGTTCCAAAAATTCATATTTGCTACTGAGGGACTTTCCGTGTCAACGTAAATTCCGTTATAACTTCCAGAAGATCCGTAAATGGAATTGTTGTAGATGTAGGCTCCTGTTCCTCCCATAGCGTTATTGTAAGTTCCAATAAAGCCACCATTTATGGCCTCAAGTATTGCAATATTTTGGTAGATACTTATATTGCTCCAAGTATCCACGAAAGTAGCTATCTTAATAGCAGCAATACCATCTTGCAAGTTTCGGAAGAAGCAATATCTAATCTTAGAATTAATGTTAGCACTTTTGAAGTTTACTCCACCGAATGAATTTTCAAACGTGGAGTATTCTATAACCGTATTGTCATTATAGTACATATTAATACTATTATAATGAACACTTGGATTAGTATTCATTCCTCCAGAAAAGTAGCAGTTCGTAATCGTGGTATTCACAATTCTTGAACTAGTACTGCTCCCCACGATGTAAATAGCCTGCATATTAGCACCAAGACTAGTTTCGTTTGGGCACTTCCATACGCAGTTCCTAACCGTGATGTTCGTAGAAGCATTCTGAATCCTCATAGTTGGAATGCCCTCAACCGTATAGTTCTGACTGTCTCCAAATTGAAATCCATCAAAGACTATCCAATTTTTACCTGAAGTTCCTATAACGGGGAAACCAGTATAATCACTTCCCTTATTTCTGATTATAGGGGTTTCACCAGGATAATTCTTGAAGGTTATTGGATGACCAGATGTACCACTGTTTGTAGGCTGAAAGTAGGGATCTTCATAGTAGTCTGGGTAAGCGTCATAGTTGTCACCACTTCCACCCCTAAAATAAACAATGTCATCAGCAACAGTATTGGCAAAGGCTGTTAAAGGAGTGCAGGGAGTGGCTATATTGGTAGCGTTTGCCCAGTTCGTAGAAGCGGTTGTTGAATCAACGTAATATGTTCCCATCTCTATCCTTAATCAGGAAAAGAAGTAAGATCACGAATTGCATATAAATCCCTTGTAGGATCATTTGAACTTAACACTTGATCTATAAAAAGTATTCCTCCACCATCAGAACTGTATGATCCAAGTTCAAATTTTGTTGGAGTACCAGCCCAAGTTGCTACAACGGTGGTATCTGATGCATCCAATCCACCATTGACATAGAGTTTAAGATTTGGATTAATATTTGGACTTACACCAACTAAATCCCATGCCACCTCAATGAAATACAATGTATTGATTGCGATTGTTGTTGTACCACGAGTTTCATAACTTGTTGCTGAACCGCCAGAATAATAACGTGGATAAAGATGATAATCGACATTATCGAACCAAAGCCAAAGAACTATCCTATTGGCATCGTTATAACTTATATGAAATATCGTATCCTGATTTGTTGGTAATGTAGTCCAGTAAACATACGCCCCTATTCTTCCAGAAATATGATCCGCAATATCACCACCACTTACATCGAAAATAGCATAATCATAAGTAGTAGGAATAGAAAGTGATTTAAGACCTACAGGGTGTTGAGCGGTTGAAAGTACACTGTCACCGTTTAAAGTGGCAAGATTATCCCCTGCTGATTTCTCAGCCGTAGTTGTCTCACATCCCCAATAGAAGATGATGTCGGGATAGGAGGCACCACCACTCGGACTTGCTGAGCCTATTATTCCCTGAAGTACCGCACCATTAAGTGTTTCAGGTTTTATACCCAGCGAGATCAGGGCTGCTAAACCACCGAGTTGATATGCTCGTTTAATGAATTCACGTCGGTTCACTTTTTCTCCTTTTGGGGAATGATCAACCTACCAGCTTCAAAATTGGCATTCAAGACAGTAAGAACCTCCCGTTGTGATTTTATGAGTGCATTCACATTATCCGTCGCATCCTTCTGCCATTTGTTCGTTTCCTGTTCCCAATTAGTTCTCATCTCAATTTCAACACTGTGTTTACGATATTTGCTGAATCGGTCATACCAGTATAGGGAGGTAGAGCAGGCAAGGAACACTATCAACGCCGCCAACACTACCTCCCAGGGTTTGATAAAGCTACTTTTCATTACGGCCCCTTAGCCCATGTTCCTTTTGTTGGAATAAACTTCCAGTTATTAGCATCTAATCCAATAAAGCATCCAAGGTTACCAGCTACTGCTGTAGCATGCACGTTTCCGGTATTGGCCGTAAGGACTCCGTCAAGATCAATGTACTGTGTCCCTGCTCCCCCTGGCTTATTCGTCCAGACCGTAAGGGTTCCTGTATGAGCTGCATAATTCCCAACACAGTACTGGAGTCCCGCTGCTGCTACTGGGAGAGTCATTGTGAAGGAAGCCGCAGCCGCAACTGGATGAGCAAAGGTATAACCACTCTTATAGGTAGCCCCAAGAGTGTATCCTGCTGACGTCGCCGTGATGACGATTGGAGCAGTTCCGTCAACTATCCCTGTGGCAATGAGGGAGGTTGCTGTGGCTGCACCGAGGGCAGGGGCTACTAAGGTTGGTCCCTGATTGAAAACAAGAAGTGGAGAACCTGAAGCTGATCCCGTCTCATCACTTACCTTCCCATACAATTCTGCTGAAGTTACAGCGGCAAGATCTGAAATCTTATCTTCCAATCTTGCAAGAGTTCCAGAGGTCGAGGGAAGGGTTAAGACTACCGCACTTGCAGCCGCCGTATTGATAAGTTGCACATTGTTAGTTGCAGCATCCCCTATGAAGATACTGGAAAAGGGAAGAGCGGTTGTACCTATTGCCGTGGCTCCTGCCGCAGAGGGAAGGATCGAGGTCGTGAATACAGGAGAGGTTCCTCTCGCTGGTACTCCCGTCCCTGTACCCGCTGACCACGCTGGAACGAAGGGAGATGCTCCAACAACTAAAATATTGCCTTCAGCACCTATCGCTGTGACACCGATTGCGTTTGCGGCATTTCCGTAGAGGACGCCGTTAAGGGCGTAAGTGGACGCCCCCGTTCCTCCAAGCGGCACCGTGACCGGAGTAAAACCGCTTGCGAGAGAGCCGGCCGACAATGCGCCGACGGTGACGATACTGGATGACCCGGCCTTCACGGAGAAAGTATCGGGGTTGGTGTAACTCAATGCTCCGGTTGTGGCGGCAGTCACAAGGTAACTGTTGCCTGCCGGCGCCGCGATGGGCAGGGTCCAGCTAAGATCTGCGCCGCTTGCTCCTGAGAAAATCTCGAAATGATAAGCATTGGAAGCGTTGTGAAGAAGAATCTCGCCCCTGTTACCGGAGGCGGTTCCGAGAACGATTCCAGGATTGGCACCCGTCACCGTTAAGGCGGTGATGGAAGGACTTGCCGACCATGCAGGCACCGTGCCTGTACCGGCCGACGTAAGCACCTGTCCGGCAGCCACGGCCGCTATCCTGCCGTAAGCTGCGGGAGTTGCCGTAGTGTTTGCGTATGGAATATCGCCGATGGTGGTCAATGGGTTCGGCGCTAAATATCCCGTTGTCGTCGGGAAGGTGTAGGTTTGCGACGCCGTACCCGCGAAGGTGTATCCTGCGTATGCGGGCGCCGTCGTTACCCCGCCGGAAAGAAGCGGCTGTCCTGCCGCTACATCAGGCAATCTCGACCATACCGTTCCGCTTGAGGCATAAAGCAGATCTCCTACCGCCTGGGACGCTATGAGTAAATTCGCTGCCGGAAGGCTTGTCAATCCCGATGCGCTTCCCGAAAAAGAGGTCGCGCCAAGCGCCCCGGTATTTGAATTGAACGTCAGGGTTGAAACGGTCTTTAAGGGGAAGTTTCCAGGGGTGCTGTCCGTGAGGAAAGCCGGGAAACAGGTTGTGTCCGTGGACTCGTTGAGCATTGACACGTTAGTTGCGTTGGTGATGGTGCCAGTAAAGGCCGAAGCTGCTACCGTGCCTCCGTATGTGGGAGATCCTGCCGTGGTGTTGTTGACGAGGATTCCTCCGTAGATCGTGATGGTGTTGGTTCCCCCCTGGGATACGTCTGCATCTGCACCACTCAGGAAGCATCCATACACGTTCATTCGGGCAGCACTACTCGTGGTTGAAGTTGTGGCTGCGGCATCGTCGTTGGCTGTGCCGGTGGCGCTGTATCCCGTGGAGTTGTAAATGTTCATCGTGATTAAATCTGTGTCATTGTTGTTGTAGGTCCAGTATGCGCTGCTTCTCGTGTTTCCTGCTATGCAATGACCGTAGGTGAGATATACGTCGAGAACCTTTGCCCCGGTAGTGGAGCTGTCATTGTGGTAGTAGACTCCAAGGGCAGCAAGGTTGTTGGAGGTCACATTGAATGTGCAGGCTCGGATAACTGCCGTTGAACCAAGAATATCAAATGCCGTCTTAGCCCCGGCACACGAAGCAAAGTTCACATCCACATTGTTGAAGGTAATTCCATCAAGGTTGTTTGCTACAACGAATCCCCTGGTGGTGCCTGTTGCAGCGGAAGTGAAATCGAGGGATAAATGGGCAATCCTGACGTTGCTGGACGTGATGTTAAATGCGTCGATGCCGGCGGTGGCTACGTTGATGCGTGTTCCATGAACATCTGTTTCAAGTGCTGATATTTGGCCGGCACTTCCCTGGCCCACGATGTTTAGTTGTTTGCTCACGTTGATGGCGGAGGTGATAGTGTAGGTGCCGGAGGAGAGCATCAGGGTATCGCCTGCCGTTGCTGCGGTGATGTAGGTGTTGATGTCTCCGCCGATAGGAACGATGGTTGTGGCGGAGGGTTTGATGTAGGTGCTGACACCTGACGGGAAGTTGCTGTAATTTACGCTTGTGGCAACCCCGAGCGTCATGGTGAGGGGATAGGCCCCGGTGATTGTGATGGTACTCAGGTCGCTTGCCTGTGCAACGCCGGTGCCGCCCCTTGAAGGTGTATTCAGGGTCGCAAGGTTAGTGAATATAGGGGCGCCGCCCGTTGTGCCGGCCAAGACCTGACCCGTGGTTCCGGGAGTGACGGCAACCGGAGGATTCCCCGCGCCGCCTCCGTAAAGGACGCCATACTGAGTGAGGGCGCCGGTTGAGGTTATCGTATTGGCCGCACTCGCATACGGGATTCCCCCCGAAGTCAAGGCACCGGCAAACTTTATCGGGCTGCCTGTTGCACCAAGAACTATTGAGTATTCCGTGCCATTCTCGTTTATTTTCCAGATATTCGCTTCCGGGTAGATTTCGTTGACGGAAGCCGTGGGCGCGATGGCCGTGTTGTTGGTGATGGTGAGCCTGTTGGAGCCGTTGACGGCCACGGTGGTAATGTCGGCCGCCTTGAAACTCGCGTAGGCGGCAGTGGCTCCCACCTTGGCTTCCATCACTCCAGATGTATTGACTAATCTGGTAATGGCGGTGGCACTATAGAGATCGATGTAGGTCCCTGCTCCCGCATCATGGGCATCAAGACAGGCCCCGTCAGTACAGTCACCCACCGATATAACATCACCGGCTCCAGCAGGAGTCCCCCAATCATAACCATTTGCACCTGCATTTGTTTTTAAGTATTGACCGGCTGTCCCGATCGCAATTTCTCCAAAGGTTGTAGTTCCAGACATATAGGGGATGGAGTAAAGGGTATAGGTCGATTTACCAGTCCCTCCATCTGCTACCGCAACGTCCGTTCCGCCTACCCTGTGAATGTAGGCAGTTCCTATGGTCGTTGCTGTTGCAAGATCAGTACCCCATGCTGGAACGGCCCCTGTAACACCTAAAAGAATCTGACCATTTGTTCCGGTAGCCAAACCCGTAACTGTGTTGGCACCAGAGGCAACAAGAAGTCCTCCTATGGTGTAGGTATCGGCAAATGTTGAGGTCGAGAATCCAAAGGTTGTCGCTGCGGTTGCCCGTAGGACCTGACCGGCTGTTTTCCCGGTAATTGTATGAGAGGCACTATCAAGAACATGGGCTGCGGCGGCTGCAGGAGTTGCCCAGGCAGGAGCAGCACCAGCACCGGCTGACGTAAGGACGTATCCAGAAGTCCCGATTCCAAGTTTCCCCAATGTAGTCGTACTATCTGCATAAAGGAGATCCCCTATTGTATAGGCGGTCTGTCCAGTCCCACCCCTTACGGCGGTAATTGCGGTTCCTGTCCATACACCAGATGAAATTGTTCCGACTGTGGCAATGGTAGCTGCACCAGTCCAAGTGCTCAGGGCCGTATTCTCTACATTATTAAGGGAAAGGTCGGTCTTGACTTCATTATAGGTTCTTTCAATCAGGGCTGATGTCGTATTTCCCTTGAGATAACTGTTAGCAGTAAAACTCGTCGCTCCGGTTCCCCCCTGACCCACGGCAACCGTGTTAAGGGCCGCCGAAAGAACCTTCCCTGCTGCATCCGTGAGGGTAGTATGTGATGTTCCAGCCTTTAAAAGTCCCTCTATTTCTAAGCCACCGTCTACTGTTACATCCGCCACGTACGTAGCCGCTGAATTTCCAATAGCAACGGTAGAGTTGGCAGCAGCGTTGACGGCATCGATTGTAAGATTTCCAACACTTGCAATTTTGGGGGTTGTGAGTTGAGTCGTGAAGGTAGGGGATGTTCCCAACACTGGAGATCCTGTACCTGTTGGGGCTGTCCACACGGGAATAGTGGTCACTCCGGCACCAACTAATATGTAGGTAGCGGCACCAGGAGCTAGGTAAGTAAGTGCAGCCCCTGTACCGTTAGACATCAGGAAGGATCCAATGGCTCCTGGAGCAAGACCAGTAATAGTATTCGCCGTCCCTGCGTGAAGGACAGTCCCTACGGCATAAGTATCGGCAAACGTGGAAGTAGTCCACGTAAAGGCATCGGCGGCGCTCGCCCGTAAGATCGTTCCGGCGGTGGCGGCTGCTAACGTATGTGATGCTCCAACAATGGCGTGAGCCCCTGGAGCCGCCGCATCTTCCCATGAAATCGTACCGGAAGCATTGGTTAGAACCTTTGTCCCTGCAGCGTGCCACGTGATAGCAGACATAGTGTTAGCGGCATTAGTGGCCAAGACTGATCCATCGGCAACCGTGGCAGGCCAGGTAGCGGTTGTCCAGGCTGGCACAAATGGTGAAGCCCCAACCCGAAGCAACTGACCTTCAGCCCCGATTGCTGTCACTCCAATGGCATTGGCAGCATTTCCATAAAGAACACCATTTAGAGCGTAAGTAGATGCCCCGGTGCCCCCAAGTGGCACCGTTACTGGAGTAAAGCCAGTGGCAAGAGAACCGGCTGTTAAGGCCCCAACCGTTACAATACTGGATGAACCTGCTATTGGAGAGTAAGCACCTGCTGATGTATAGGCTGCACTTCCAATCGTGCCAGAGGTGTTTACAAGAAAGGATACTGTTCCATTTGTGATGGTAAAGGCATTCGTTCCGTCTGTGAGGGTCGTGACTGACCATGTTGGGATACCTCCTGTCGCCCCGACAAGGAGTTGTCCGGTTGCTCCCACAGCACCCAACTCAGTCAAAGTGTTAGCTGCCGTGTAAGCTGCAAGTTTGTAGATTGTACCAGAATTCGGTAGGAGAAGAGTTGACCAAAGTGGAGCAGCCCCTACCCCTCCTGATCTAAGATAACTTCCAGCCGCTACATCGGCCAACCTGCTTAGAGCGGCAGGGGTAGCCGTAGAGGAAGCGTAGATAAGATCACCTATTGTAGTTGCCGGATTCAATGCAACATACGCTCCTTCTATTGTAACAATCCCGGCAGCGGATCTTGCCAACGTAGTATCCGTAGCATGACCTAACTCAATGGAAGTAACCTGTGGAGATGCCGACCATACTGGAGCGGTTCCGGTTCCTGCTGATGCAAGCACCTGTCCTATTGCCACAGCAGCAATCCTACCGTATCCTGCAGGAGTAGCTGTCGAATTCGCATAAGGAAGATCCCCTATCGTTGTTAAGGGATTTGGAGCTAAATACTGCGTAGTAGTCGGGAAAGTATAGGACTGAGCAGCCGTACCAAATGTGTACCACGATGACCATCCAATATCGTTTGTTCCAGAAATAAGTCCTGAGCCAGATGCAGATTTAGCCAAACGTGACCATTTCGGGGTTGAGTTCCCAATAATAAGATCTCCCCTGACAACCGTGCCGGTGAGAGCATCCGTATGAACAGTAGAATCCAAGATTGTGTGTCCGGCTACGGTGGCAGCGGTAAATTCCAAGGCCGTCGCCCCTGCGTTTACCTTCACATATTGTCCACCAAAGGTAGCATAGGAAGCTGGGGTATCAGTTAAGGCAAGAAATGTAGTCGCCCCTGCCGTCCCCAATTCCAAGGCGGCAGCACCCGTGCCAACATAGAGTTTGTCATTGTCGGTATCCCAACATATCATGCCCTCCGTTATAAACGGGGAGCAGTCGAGGGCCCGTATTGGCACTACAGGGGGTGGCATAGGTCGCATTTGTGCGAAAGTGGTCTGGACACACAAAAAGGTCAAAGCCATGAGCAAACAAACAATGATCTTCTTCATCTCGATTCTCCTATTATCGTTGGAAGTAATGGCATTTCAGGTATCCTGAAGTCCCTGTCGTCCTTATCGCCCTAAAGTTACGCAACTGGTCAGGGTTATTCAGGATAACCCACTCAAAGGGTTCTAACAGAACCCCTATCGCATCCGTCGGGGTAGTTGCCCCATCCATTGTATAGCGGATCTCCGCTGTTTCAACCCTACATATCCCCCATGTTGCCCTGCCATACGTTGCAGTGGTTAGACCGATGGAGGTTCCTGCAACCGTGATCGATTCATAAGAATCTGCCATGACAATGGATGCGCTAATTAATATCAACAGCAATATCAATAGAAATTTCTTCATTTCAAACCTCCTTATTCCTTTCTTTGCCAAGCATAGAATGGTTCTTTTGCTACCAGTTCCCATTTACCGAATCCAAACAGTTTCTCGGGATCGGTATCGACTACACAGGAGAATACAGAATCAATAGGCCAACAATCTTTAGTGGAACCTGGTTCTCCTTTAATACCCTGAATTCCTTGCTCTCCCTGTGGGCCAGGGGGTCCATGCGGAATCATAGCCAGAATTTCATTCAAGTATTTTGAAATTTCTTCAAATGTGGGGAAATTCTTTATCAAAAAAGCAGGCATAATTCCCTTACCTATTTTGCTTCTACAAATCTTTTCAAAAAAGCCCTGTGTTGTTCGTTCTTTTCCTGCTGATCTTTTCCAAGTCTTTTTGTTTCTGCCTTATCTTCTCTCTTCTGTTCGGCTTTTTCTTCTCGTAGTTCTTCTGCCTTATCCGCTTTTGTAGCCATAACCCTCTCCTTTTGGAAAAGGGGGGAACCTCGGTTCCCCCGCTAAGGTTTTAAGGTTTACTCCAACATCAACATAATGGTTGAATCATCGGCTGTCACGTTGTTTCCGATCATCCATCCAATACACTGCTTCCCGATTGTTGCGTAAGCCATAGAACCTCCACCCGGAATGCTGGCCCCAATAGTTCTCTGGTTTACAGTGGTATCTCCATAACCAGAAACATAACAGGGTCCCTTGGTCTGTCCCCAGAAGTAATAACCTGACGTTATAATCAATTCTGGAACACAGACAACAGTCGTGCTCGTTGTACCATCATCCGCACAGTTCATGTAAGGACTCGGTTGTATGTCACAAGGAACCGCTGCCATAGCGAGAGGAAGTGGCGGGTCGATATACGCCCAAAAATGAGTCGTATTATACCCCAGATCATTCCCAATGATCCGAAATTGCCAAACCTGGTTCGATGTTTCTGTTGGAAAAGCGTTTAATATGCCATTCTGGAATTCGTCAAGAGTGTGGAGATGCGCGGCGGTCGTAATGAGAACCCTTGAATCTCCTGCCGCTCCAGTAATAGTACCGGCTCCTCCACCACCTGTACCGATAGAGTAACCATCGTCGTTACCATCCCAGGGTGTAGTTGCCAGGTTAAAGGCACACCTATGGGCTACAGCAATACCGGCCACGGCACGGGAATATCTCCATATCTTTCCCCAACTTTCATATTTCATGCCAATGGGGTATTTCTGGGTTAAACTCTGTTCGTTCACGGCCTGATATGGTCTCCCAACAATTTCACCATTCACATTAAAATCTCTCATGATCTTTCTCCTTTTTTGTTCTCATACCTCACGCGGAGAACTTACGCTCCGGGGTTCCCTCCATGTTCCGAGGGATTACCCGGAGGGTTATTGTCAAAACTACCTTTACACATTCGCCACTTCCACGACCATAACATCTTCCACTCTTGTGCTTCCCATGTCCATGGAAACATAGGGTTGCCAGGCATAGTTCTTGTCTGCTCTCTCGGTCAACCTTACAGTGATATCCTCGATGTTCCCATAGCCAATTGCCCCTTTGCAGTAGGCATAAGAGAACCAGGCTGCCGTAGTAGAAGCATTTTCCTGATAGATCAATTCCGTCTGGATAAACTTGAAACCCAGGAAGGTATCAATCTGACCGGAAACAAGTGCTCTTACTGTATTGTAGTCCGCACTTGTCACTTCTACCGTACCCAATAGATCGATAATATCCTCTGTTGGGCAGACATAATATCTCTGGGCATCCGGTGGGACTTCGGCTTCGTCAAGAAGTTGTTTAGCGTTCAAGAGTTTAGCAACAGTCATGCCAACTCCACCAGCAGCAATCTTCTGGGCAGCTGGAAGAGCCAGCGCTGTCCCTGCGGTTCCGATAAACGCATTTCCACCAAGGGCCGCAAGAATAATCCTGTCCTTTCTCCTGTTCATTGCGTTTTTTGCGGCTTGCTGATACGCTCCCTTTGGATCAACAAGCATTCTGGCCGCATCTTTTCTGTCAAGAAGGGTAGCCCAAACATAAGAATCCGCCCCAGCCTTCCTTCTTGAATGATCCGGCTCTATATTAGGGGTATCAGAATGACGACCAGGCACAAGAATTGCTTCTGTTGCTCCAAGGCTTTCCCAATAAAGGTACTCGCCTTCCATTTTTATTGGAGGGATCGTGGTTCCTTCGAGGCGAGAATCCGCTTGCTGGCATAGCAAGCGCATGGTGTTCTGGTACTGATTTACGTAGAGTTCAGTTATTGTTTCAGCCATCGCAGTTCTCCTTTCAAACCCAAATTTTAATTTGAGATTTATCGAAGAACTGCCCGCCAACCGGATTCTTCTAAGCCTTGAGGTGGCCCCAACCCTTGTCTTTCCAAGTGTCAGCCGACCCTTTCGGGTTCCCGGGCTCTTTTACCAGTTAATAACCTGTACGTTTATTTTCTTTCTGCAAGTCCTAACCAGGGAAAGAAAGTCTCCCTCACGCATCCATCCCGTTAGGATTTTAGGTTCACCCTGAATATCGTCTTTTTCTGATTCCTTTGGCCTTCCCGGTTTTCTCTTTAATGGCCCAAGAATCATACTGACCTCGTATCCAATAAAACTAACTCCCTGAATATTTTTTACAGTTTTCCTTCTTGCATATTCCAGTTCTACAAAATCGTTAATAGGAATGTCGTTAAACTTTATTTCATTTTCAACCCTTGGTCTTTCAGGTTCGGGTTTATTAATCTTCTGCTTAGGAACTGGAGGCAACCCTTTCTCTGATCTATCCCAATCTTCCCTTGACATTGCTTCTTGCATTATCGACATAACAACCTCATTTCCCGCCTAAGCGAATGTATTGTTGTTGTAATGCAGTGTACTCTTCTACTGCGTCTTTATGGCCCCTATGGCTGATGTCATTAAGAGGATGCGCCTTATCATTCATCATGGCATCGATTTTTGCCTTGACCTGTTCTTTGGTGACCACTCCCGGAATCCCTCCGGTTATCAAATCATCTTCAAGTAGAGGATCACCTATCTCGGCAAAGGCCATGACCAATCTTTTCCCGATTGCTGGAGGGAGTTGACTCATAATCTCATCCCCATCCACACCGAGATACTTTGCCGCTGCCCTTCTTGCGGCCTCCATCTTGCGGGGATAGAGACCACCAAATTCTTTCTTCATCCCCTGTTTCATTTCTTCAAATGCAGTTTGCTCCTGTCTATCCGATTCTTCCTGAAAATTCAGATACCAATCGAACATTCCTTGGGCTTGAGAAGGTGTAACACCGAACTTGTGAGCCGATTCCCTGAAGGAATTAAAGAGGGGTTCATTGACTTTGAATCCTTCAATCGTTGGCATCTTGATTTCATACTTATCTGGACTCTCTGGGACATTCTCGAGAACACCATTCGCCCTGAGTTTACCGAGAATGTCTTTGACAACCTTCTGCCGATCCTCTGGTTTCGCATCCTTTGCCGGAAGTCTGATCGAACCTCCAATCATCTTCTGGGCATCAATATAACTCTTTGTTAGGCCGTGAAAATCTTTGATCGGCTCAAGGGATTTATCTTTTCCTAAATCTCCCAAGGATTCCT